CAGCACTTGCAGGTGTTGCGACGAATGTGCCTAGAGTCATGGCTGCAACCAGACCTAGAGCAATCTTCTTAAATGAATTCATTTTTCTCCTTATATTATTCATTTTGTTATATGAGTTTATATTCCCCAAGGTAGTCCTGAATATCTTCAGGCATTTCCTTAGAATCCAATTCTACCATATTGCTTTGCTTTTGTGCAAATCGTGTGGCAGAAGCCCATGTATGAACTTCAATTTCTAGATTAGAGTCCCTACTGGTATGTGATATTGCCCCAAATACCGCCCCACAAACGGCATCTGCTAAGTCCTTTGACTTCTTGCGAGGATGGTCAACACGATTATTTTTCATAATCTTAAGCTCACTCATCTCCTCAAGAAGCAAAGGAATCATAGGCATTGCGATTCTCTCTTCATAAATCATCATAGCCAAATCCTCATAATGTTTCTTGGCTACTGAAACGGTATCAGTTCTCATTCCTACCGCTTTTAATTCCTGTTGAATATCAAAGGACTGCCAGCGGTCAAACGTAACCATACCAATATTAAAACCTTCTCTACGAAGATTTATAATCCACTTTTTTACCTCAGAAAGATCTACTGGACCTTCTACCTTTGGCTCCCACCAAGCAACAGCATCAACAACAACAATAGGCGCAACCTGCTCGTAATCTTTGATTACTTGTATGTTCACCCATCGCTCAACATGTGCAATTGCTACTGCACACTTGTCATGCTTTTGTGCAAGGTCTGCATGGATATAATATATCTTATCAGGATCTGGCTTAAAAGACAGGTCAAATCTCCTGTGAGAATCTATGGGGTTTCTAAGTGTCATGCATTTCTCAAGTTTTTCTTTCTGCTTGAAGAACGCATCTGATGAATATGTTGGGGTACAAAGGAAACGCATCATTGCATCTCCCAAGTCTGTTAAAAATGCAATTTTAAAATCATCAATCTTTCTAGTAGGATTTACTTCCCATGTAGGTCTTTTAAGGGCAAACATTCTAGGATATTTATAGGATAATATGTGATCTTCTTCCCAGACTATTTCAAACTCATTATCTGGTCCTTCTGGTAACTCTTCATTAATAATAAACTTATGTCGTCTTTCTATTACTTCTTTGTCCATAATTACATCTTCATACCGTTTTGAAATGAAGTCGCCGTTATAGCGGGGGAATGAAAGAAGAACTACTTTACCTAAATCAGGAAAACGAGAATCTACAGTACCTCTAAATGCTTTATATATATTGTCAGCAGTTTTACCTTGATCATTTCCTGTTCCTACTTCTGTAGCAAAACCAGAAATTTCATCAAGTACCGCCATAAATAAGTTAAGACCCTCATGTGACTCACGCTCAGAGTGACCTGAATAAACGGTGATAGATTTATCAAAGCCAATAGAGTTTACCTTTTGTTCATTCTTTCCTGCAAACCATGGAGATTTTTCAATCTTAGTCTTAAAACCTTTAAAGAAAACATTTTTAGCCTGCTCTGCGTTAATAGCAACGTTGATGATATCAATAGCATCACCAGATGGCTTTCCATAGTATCTAGCAGGATCTTTTAGGCATAGTAGTTTATATACTACATAAGCACAGGCTACAGTAGATACAAAGTCTTTACCGCTACCCTTGCCAAGTTGCAAAATGATTTCATTTTTTGTATATTTGTTATAATGTTTTTCGCCTTGCTCAGTTCCTAGAAGTACTTGCAGATCTTCTTTACGATAGATCTGGCTCATTGCTTCAACAATATCATACTGAATCGCAGACAGCGGTGGCTGCCCCAGATAGTCTGGAGACTCTACAAATGTTTTTACATCTACTGGAGTCTCTTCAAAATGATTATCCTGTAGCGCTTCAAGAAAATCATTGAACATTGTGGACAACTGTAATCACTTCTCCATCCTTAGCAATTGCAGATAGTCTGTGCATAATTAGATCACGAACCTCTGGATGCTCAGAAGCAATGTCACGAAGAATACCAACAAGAACCTCTTGTCTTTTTTCTATCTCAACCATTTCTTCTGCTAATTCTTTATTCTCTAATAGACCTGCTTTTTGTAGCATATCTATTCGCTTTGACTCTATATCCATAACAAGTTTAATAGCCGTTGTCTTTGCATTTAGATTTGCGGTTGTTGTGGCATCATCAATAACCTCATATGCTTGCTGAATTAGTTTTGTATAGTGCATATCAGCAGCAACAAGCGCATCTTTAGCACGAGCACGGATTGCATCATTAGCTGATGCAAGAGTCTTCCACTCATTTAAGTGGGCAACAACACGAGTTCTTGGAAGACTAAGTGTTTTAGAAATCTTTGTGGGATCATTTCCCTTTAGATATTCCTCAACAACCCTATTTACTTCATCAAGGTGTTTTACGATTTCTATTTCTGCGTCTGTCATATTTGCCTTCTAGTCTATTGATTTCATCTTGGATATAGAAGATAGCCTTTTTCAAATCTTCAATATGTTTAGATTCATCTTTGATACCAGCTCTCCAGAGATACTTTATGGCGTTGCCAATGTTAAAGTTTCTGTGTCTAGTAATTTCAATTGCTTCTACCCCGCTTGGGTCAGTAGTGTAGTGATACGGATGGTTGACCTGATCAACCTTAATAATAAACTTTTCTTTTTCATTCATCGTTTTGATTTCCTTAATCCAAATTTAGCAAGGTACACATAGATTGTCTCCACACTTACCCCACACTCTTTAGCAATATCTTCTGGACTTTTCTTGTCCATATGATAGCGCTTCTTAAGCCATAATTCATTTGTATATAGTTTACCAGCCATGACTACCCCTTGTCAAATTTCACAGCCTTTTCCCAGTTATTAATAGCCCAATGCCCAATGCCTGCTGCATCCGCTACATCATAATCATCTATCTTCTTATCATATGCTATTTCTAACAATTTGATTGTTCTTTTCTTTCTAAAATCACGTTCAAATGATTTATACCAAGATAATGATTTACCAGGATTTGCTACCCTTACTTGTAGTTGTTCTTCTTTAGATAGTTTCTTATTACCTAAATAACTTTGCCATGTTATTGGAGATACCCTGCCAATTATTGATATACCCGCAAGACCTGCACCACCAAGTATTGCCCCTTGAACTAATGCAAGATCTGCTGCAGTTTTGGGGGAATTCATAAAAACAGTATGCTCAATAACAATAGTCTTCATCATATTATAATGTTCAAACAAAGCTTTTGTTTTTGCAGTAGCATCTATTACTTTTTCATAAATGTTAGTACCTTCAAAATTAATCTTTCCATATCCTGTTAAAGATTTATGTGCATAAAATGCAAAAGCAAGGCTATTTGTACTAGCATCAATTGCACAGATATGTGTTGGCTGGTCAATCTTGCTCATAGTCAAAGTACCCTTTAATTTGTTTTAACATTTTATCTACTGCCTTCTTGCTTATATTGCAATTTGAACAAAAACCATCATCATTATAAATGGATAGGACTTGATCACAACCGCCAAGACATTTTCTTACTTTGCCCTTGCGTTTTTGTCTGCGTGTTATCTTGTAGCGTTCAGCAATTTTTTCTCGTGTAGCTTCATCTCTACACTTTTCGCTACAATAGATTTGATAAGTTACTTTTGGAGAAAAGCGATTATCACATCTTTCACACTGTTTCACTAAATCCCCCCAGAGAATTGATTTTGACCACCCCTGGTTCTGCCAATGCACAAGCAGTTTTTACTGGACACCCTTTGCATATTTTAGAGTTTGCCCTATAATTTTTTTGTGGAAGCTGTTTGTCTTTCCAAGATTTATAAACAACTCGCATCCAGTCGAAAGCTGTATTAATCCAATTCTTATATTGTTCAGTTACTTCTATTGGAAATACAAGGAGATCGTGATTATTTTTATTTTCATAAATTAAAGCACCCTTTGCTTTTCCTAATACCTTCATATAAATAATTAACTGCTTGACATGGTAATCTGCTGGCTCTCCTTTGTTTTTATAATACTCAAAAGACTCAGCCTTCATCGTTTTAATTTCTCCAACGACTTCCTCATTTTCTATTTCAAGCATAGCGTCTCCCCAACCAAAAATTGGTGGATCTGAATGAGTAACCTTGAACTCTGTTGTATCTCTTTCTTTACCAGTTTCTTCAAAATATTTTTCGTCCAAGAACCTTTTAGCTATACCAGAATCTAGCATAGCCTGCTGTATTCTGTCATGAGACATAGTTCCAGCATTCATGTTGGCAACGTCATAAGCATCGTTATCACTTTCAAATATGTTACCTTCAAACGCAAGATACCAATATCTTGGACATTCTCCGTGGCCAAAGACAAGACCTGATGGAGCAAAAGTTTTTTTCTTTGTAAACTTAGGTTGTTGTTTTGCTATATACCCGCTATTAATTTTTTCTATAATAGCAGCAGAATCAAGTATGTGAGATTTCTCATCTACCTTCTTCATCATTTGCTTTATCAAGTTTTTTGTCATTATAATCCTTTTAGTCTATTATATCAGTTAGCGAATTATGTACTTGAGGGCAGATACCAGATCATTGATAGACTCTGCTGCTGTGTAGTATATATTCTTTTTGCCTCTGTCTGACTTGTCCACATTAGTCATCCATGTTGCTTTAAATGACATTTTTGCTGCAATTGCCTGCAGTCTTACTATTTCTAATGTTGCCACATTGAGCGGAATATCTGGCTTAATAATAATCTTAGCAATAAAGGTAAGAGCTGAAGTTAGCTCTTCATCTTGCATATAGTCTGCTATTTCAGATAGCCCATTGACCATTTCAATAGTGGTCTTACTTTGTTCTTTCTGTTCCATTTTCTACCTCCCACGTTAGTTGATCTAGTAAATCAAATTCTATTATAGCAAGACGAGTTTTTTTGTTACCTTCTCCAAGAATAACAACTATGGCTGGAGATTTATCGGTACCCGCTCTAATAGAGTCAGTAACAGCCTTAGCCCAGACATCCTGATTTATAGTAAAAGACTTTGATGCTTCTTTAAAATCAACAACAAAGTTTCTCCAAGTTGCATCGCCCTTCTTAGTATTTCTACCAGAATTCTTATGCTGCTTAGCGCCTATTCTTTTACTCTCGTTCTTTTCGCTCATAATCTTTCTTCTTTTTATATCCTACCTGAAAAACTTGAACTTCTGTCAGGTGTTTATTCTGACACATCCAAGTACCCATTCCAGTTTTTGGATATATTCTGATTGTTTTTGATTCTTGCTTACAAGTTTTACAAGGAAATTTTCCTGTGTAAGTTTGAAAATCAGACATTTGATAACTTGGCCTTTAGTTGTTCTTGCAAGTCCAAATCCTCTCGTACTCTATTTATAAGTCCTTCACGACCTTGAACCTTGGTTCCATCTTCTAATTGATACCACGCACCAGTTCTACTAACAAAACCAGCAAGCTCAGCGGTATCGACAAGATCACCAACAGCATCAACGCCAAGATTGTCACCTCTAAAATAGAAATCATACTCACCACTTTGGAAGGCAGGCGAAGTTTTAGAGAATTGTAATTCCCAGCGAACTTTGCGACCAATCTTTTCCTCAATGAGTTTATCTCCAACATGTATCTTCCCCTTGATTGCCTGATTATCTGATTCAGACGAAAATAACTTTATGACAGTAGACGAATAAAACTTAGTAGCCTGTCCACCAGTAGGCTGTTGACTTGTGTACATTGCATTGATATTATTTCTTGACTGACTAATCAATACAAATAGTGTTGGCTTTACTTTATTGTTTGCATAATTAATCATCTTCCAAGCATTGCTAAAGTCACGAGACTCTGCACCAATCTGCTTTGTATTCTCTAATTGTTTTAATTCAGAAGAATCTTTTTCAAAATAGATAGCAGGCAGAAGAGATGTAATAGAATCTACAACAACTAGATCTACCCCAGCCTCCATCAAATTAACTCCAACATCAACCATTTCATTAATAGTTCTAGCCTGAGACACAATAAGTTTTGATGTATCTACCCCTAGTTTTTCTGCCCATGTTTTATCGTATGACATTTCTGCATCTATCCATGCACAGATCTTGCCTTCTTTTTGTGCTAATGCAATCATCTGTAAACATAGCGAAGATTTAGCACTAGACTTGCTTCCCCAGATAAGGACCTGACGACCATATGGAAGACCACCATTTAGGGCACGATTCAATCCAAAACTTGGAGTTGCTGCATATTCAGTCTTTGGAACTTCATCCCCAACCAATATATTTTTTCTTAGTTTAGGATTTAACTGTGCTAATACTTCTTCAACTGTAACTGTCACTAGAATCTTACCCCATGCTTCTTTGGTCTGTGTGTATTACGTTCCATCTTTTCTTTAATTGCATAGTCTATTGATTTTGTTACATACCCTGCTTCAACCATGCCAGCATATAGGTCTAAGGTACGAATAATAATATCTGCAAATTCATCAGAGATCTGCTCTGGATCCATCTCTTTACGAACTGCCTCCATAGCCTCTGATACTTCAGAGACAATCATCATCATTTGCTTTGCCAAGAAAATTGGATCTGCTGTCCTATCCCAAAATCCTTTATCTACTGCATTCTTGTGTATTTCTTCTGCTAA